AAACCAATACGATCGTTTACACGATCAAAACATACTGTTGGTGTTGCCTTTGCTATTTTGTAAACTTGACTGTTAATATACTGTTCATTAATTGCACGTAACGCAGCTTTAAGTTCTGCTTTATCATTATCAGCTTTTAATTCTGCTGTAAGGTCTGCTAAGATTTGTTCTGTTTTCATTTTGTATCTCCTGTGTTGATGTAGTCATTTTATACCAATGTCGGAACGTGTCAAGCATTATTTGTAATTATTTTAAAAATATTTTATTTGCATTTATTAAATAACTATGATTTAATCTTTATGGGCTAGGTTATGCAGACCGAAAAGATACGTTCCTCCCTCCGTATCCTGCCCAGTTTTTTTAAAGAGGGAATATTAGGAGGTTATATGAAATTAATACCTAAGAACTGGGTTAAGTTCCAGCATTATAAAGATCGAAATCCTCCTTGGATTAAATTACACCGTGATCTATTAAACGATAAAGAATTTATGCGCTTGCCACTTGCTAGCAAAGGTCTAGCACCTGTTTTATGGTTGCTAGCGTCTGAATCTGTAGAAGGTATTTTTGATGCTGATTTTGATGAACTTGAATTTCGTTTAAGAATATCACAAAAAGAATTAGAATCTGCACTTAAACCTTTGATTGACAATGGATTCTTTTTAGATGCTAGCACTATGCTAGCGCCATGCTTGCAGGATGCTATCCCAGAGACAGAGACAGAGACAAAGAAGAGACAGAGAGAGACAACAATTCCTGTTGATTTTTACATGACTGATAAAGTGATAGATTGGGCGCAAAAAAATGGATATACAAATTTACAAAAACATTTTGATAATTTTGTTTTATCATCTATAGCTAGAAACTATAAATACACAAATTGGGATGCTGCATTTATGAAAGCCATAAGAGACAATTGGGCTAAAGTTCCTGATGAAAAGAAAAACAAGGTGGTATTATGAATCCATATTTAATTACAGAGCCAACATTTATTAGCTTTAGTGGAGGTCGCACATCTGGTTATATGCTTTGGAAAGTATTAGAAGCTCATAATGGAAAACTTCCCAAAGAGGCAATGGTTGTTTTTGCTAATACAGGTAAAGAAGAAGAAGCTACATTAAAGTTTGTAAATGATTGTGGCGTTAATTGGAATGTTAATATTGTTTGGTTAGAATTTAGAGATAGTGAATCAAAATTTGAAATTGTTAATTATGAAACAGCTAGTCGTAATGGTGAGCCTTTTGAAGCATTAATTATTAAACGTAAATTTTTACCCAACCCAGTTAGTAGGTTTTGTACTGCTGAATTGAAAATAAAAACAATGCAACGTTATGCAAAATCAATTGGACTTGAATCTGTAATTAACATGATTGGTATTAGAGCTGATGAACAAAGACGATTGGCTAAAGTTGCTAATAATTATGATGGAAAATATGGAGAAAAAGTTGCTCCATTAGGAAGCGATGGAGTTACCAAAGAAATTGTTGGCAATTTTTGGAAAGCTCAATCTTTTGATTTGGGATTATTTAATAACAATGGAACTACAATGCACGGAAATTGTGATTTGTGTTTTCTTAAAGGTGGGAAGCAAGTACAATCGCTTATTGAAGAAAAGCCAGAACGTGCAATTTGGTGGGCAAAGATGGAAACAATGGTTCAGACCTCAAATCTGTCCTTTGGTGGGGGGGGCAGATTTAGGAAGGATCGCCCTAGTTATCAGCAGATGTATGACAATGCACATAATCAGAAAACCATAGATTTTATAGACGAGTCTATTGAATGTTTTTGCGGAGATTGAGATGATAGTCAATCCTAGAAGTTTATTAACAGAAATAGATGATTTATACGTTAAAGGCGTTGCTAAAGGTCATACTACAGGGTGGTCTAACGTAGATCAGTTCTTTACCGTGAAAGAAGGTGAGTTTACTGTGGTAACTGGTATGCCTAGTCATGGGAAGTCCGAGTGGCTGGATGCGTTGTGCGTTAATCTTGCTGTACATCACAATTATCGTATTGCTATGTTTAGTCCTGAAAATCATCCATTAGAAATGCACGCTAAAAAGATTATAGAGAAGTATGCACAAAAACCTTTCTTTGGTAATAAACGTATGTCACAGGAAGAAATGTTAGATTCACTTGATCGTATGAATAAAAACTTTTCGTTTATTAAACCAAGCGAAACTGAGTTTACTCCTATGCACATTATTAATGAGGCTTTGCCGTGGCTTGACCAATCTATAACACAACCTAGAGCTTTGGTAATTGACCCGTGGAATGAGATGGACCATTACAGGCCAGCAGGATTAAGCGAAACTGAATACATTAGCCGTATTCTTACTGAATTGCGTAGGGCAGCTAGAGATTACAAGACACATTTGTTTTTAGTAGCGCATCCGATGAAGATGCAAAAGGATAAAGATGGTAACTATCCTGTTCCACGGCCTTATGACATAAGTGGCAGCGCTCATTGGTATAACAAAGCAGATAATTGTATTGCAATTTGGCGGGATGTGGCGAATAATCCACAACAGACACAGGTTCATATACAAAAAGTAAGATTTAACAGTACAGGATCGCCTGGCATGGCTGATTTGTTGTATGATTATCACAAGGCTACATATATTAACGAACAAGAGTTTTACAAGGGCATATCATGATATTAGTTTTTGTTTACGATTCACAAGATAACTTTGTATGCACCATGAACTTTATCTCACAATACGATTTAGATGATTTTATGGAAAATGCTAGTTTTGATAATCCATTAACATTTCAGATTGTAGACTTTGATAACTTTACGGAAACATTACAATGAACTTTGCTGAAACTGAGTTTTATAAACAGTTTGGTGATTGTGAATGGAAAGTTACCACCAATGATGGTAAAATACATAAAAGCACCAAGTGGTTATTGAAATACGAGGATGTATTGTACAAGGAGGTAACACCAAGTGTCGCATTCAAAATGCCCGACTTGCGGGCAAATCGCAAGAAGAAGTAATCCTCAGAACAATCGACTGCATTTATTGTTTCAAGCTATCTCTGAAAAGGTAAAGGGCGCTGACGGATTGTTACACCATGCGATGTGGTGGAAAATTGTAATGAAGGATCGCTGGCTTGGTTACAATGAGGTTGTCACTAATGGGAAAACAGTATATAGTTTACGTGGGACTGCTGATTTAACGGTGGAAGAACTTAACAACTTCATGGACAGGGTAGAACGCTATGCTGCTGAACATGGAATTTACTTACAGGATTGATATGATTAAGTCATTGTCTTATGACCAAAATGAAATATTGCATAGCATAATGCAATTATATTGTCCTGCTGGATTTGATGCTGATATTACTTATGGCAATGGTTCTTTTTATAAAAATAATTATGAACCAAAATATAAAATTGATATTGACCCACAAACGTCAAATACACAACAAGCAAGTAGTGATGATTTGCCATTTTTTGATAATACATTAGAAAGCGTTGTATTTGACCCTCCTTTTTTAACTTATATAAAAGCAGGACGTGATACAAATATGGTAATGGGTAAAAGATTTTCTGGATATTGGCGTTATGATGAGTTACAAGAACATTATTCAAAAACATTTATAGAATGTAATAGAGTATTAAAGAAAAAAGGTTATTTAATTTTAAAATGTCAAGATATTGTTCATAATCACAAGCTTCATCCCACTCATATATTTGCAACACAATGGGCTAATGAAGCAGGATTAAAATTAAAAGATTTATTTGTTTTAGCAGCAAAAAATAGAATGCCAAGCCCTAATAAAAATGGAAAACAAAAACACGCCAGAATATTTCATAGTTATTTTATGGTGTTTCAAAAATGATAGCTGTATTATTTGCTAGAGATGACAGCCGTTATAAACAATTAGATGGATATGACGTATACGACATCAATCGTGATGCAAGAAACTATTGTAAAAGTTATCCTGTATTAGCACATCCTCCTTGTCGTGCTTGGGGTATGCTGTCACACATGGCTAACCCTAGACCTGATGAAAAGCAATTAGCTTATTTTGCATTGGCTCAAGTAAGGCTTAACGGTGGAGTATTAGAACATCCTGCTGGCTCACGTCTATGGAAAGAAGCTTATCTGCCATTAGAAGGCGAGTTTCCTGATGAGTTTGGTGGCTTTACAATTGAGGTAGATCAATATGATTTTGGTCATGTAGCACATAAAAAAACTAAGCTTTACATTTGCGGTATTGCTATGAGAGAATTACCTGAGCTACCCCCCCCCAATCTATCGCCTACTGATAGGTCTATTTGTGGAAATGTAAAAGGAACTAAAAGATGTACGCAGTATCAGCGAGAATATACGCCAGATGCTTTAATTGATTTTATAACCGAAATTTGCAGGAGGATATAATGAACAAAAACAATTATGAAAATTCAGTAGAAAACGCTTTTAATCGTTGCGTGGCCTTTCAGTATATTATTAATGGCCCTAAAACCATTAGCGATCTATGTAATGAAATGCACACCTACCCGTCTATCATATGGGAACATTGCAAGTGGTTTCAAGACAACAACTTTGTGACATGGAAAAAGATTAGACGGCAAGGTAGCGGACAGGCAGCTACAGAATTTACAGCAATTAACGTAGATAGCTTTCCGTGGTCTAAAACTTATTTACGATCCGCTGATCCATTACGAGATTACTTTAATAACAGCTTATACCCTGATCTAGAACCTAAGTTACGTGATGCTATCTACGAAGGCCGTATTAGCAAAGACGTTGTTAAGCAATATAGCCGTGAGGATACTGTAAAATGGGAGCTAAACTACAAGTCAAACTTTCATGGCAAGTTTCAGTCATCAATGAGCGGTGAGTATGTCATCTAAGGCAGAGAAAGAACATTATGATAAACTATTTCAACTTGGCTGTATTGTATGCCACAATCTTAACTACGGCTATTCTCCTCCACACATACATCATATTAGACATGGCGCAGGTGCAGGGCAAAAAAGTCATTGGACTAATGCTATTCCTTTGTGTCCCAATCATCATCTTCATGGCCCTTGGGGGACTGCCCTCCATGCAGGGATAAAAGAGTTTGAGCGTAAGTATGGGACTGAAACCGAACTATTAGAAAAAGTAAAGGCATTGCTAAATGATTAACCTAACCTTACCCTTTCCGCCAACAGTAAACCACATGTGGGGAATGTCAGGTAAACGAAAGTATCTTAAGAAGGAAGCCATAGATTTTAGAAAAGCAGTTACAGAAGCAGCAATAGAAGCCAAAGCTAAAATATCAGGAAGGCTTGCTATCTTTATAGCATTGTATCCAGCCACTAAGCGTAAATTTGATATAGATAACCGTGTCAAAGCTGTCCAAGATGCGTTACAACT